CTAATAAGAAAGCTTCTGGCCGGGGTAGATCGTATAAGGTGCCCCAATGCCGTTCTTGCTTGCGATGGTGCGCCAGTCGATACCGAGCGAAGCGCCAATCTCGCTGAGCGTGTCGCCGCTCTTGACGGTGTAGACGCGCGCAGCGCCAACGCCCGCCCTCTGGTTGACGATTGCCTGAACCTCGCTGAAGCGGTCGCCCAGAACGTCGCTGCGCGTCGGAACAACGCCGAACATTCCGCGCTCCACATCGTCTGCGAGCTGAGAAGCGGAAGCGCTGTCAATGTAGTTGATGAGGTCTTGCACCTCTTGGTAACGGTCGCCGAGCTTTTCGCGGCGCTCATCGTCAACGCCATACTCGCCGCGCATGACAGCTGCCGCGAGGTCAAGCGTCGTGCCCTCCGGCGAAGGCTCGGCGACCTCTGCGGGCGGAACGTCGGGCGCTGCCGCGCCGGACGGGTTGGCAAACTTGCCCCACGCTTCGCGCGTCATATAGGCGATATCGAGATCAAGCGGCGCGTTGAAACCATCGAGACGGCCATTCGACGTGTACTGGTGGATTGCGCAGCTACCCCAAGCGCCAAAGCCGCCATCGGGAAGCCACGGCGAAGACTGGTAGCCGGTGCGGTTGTTGTTGGCGTACTGCGCAACCCAGAGCGCGTGATTCGGCGCAATCTTCGACCAATCCTCTTCGGTGCAAACGCTACGGCTCATGTAGACGATGCAGCGAACGCCGGTCTGATCGTAGACGTAATCGAGGAACTGCTTTGCCTTGTCGGTGCCGATGCGCCCGTACATCTCATAATCGAGAACGGGAATGCCGTTGCCGAAGTAGTTACGGCAGCTTGCGACGAAGTGCTTAGCCTGAGCGATAGGGTCTTCTCCGTTCATGAAGTGATAGAAGCCCCAGAGCTTGCCGAGCTTGATAGCCTGCTGAATCCACGGGTCGCAGGTGTTGTGAACGATGGTGGTTCCCTCGGTCGCCTTGCAGATAACGAAATCGCAAGGCACCTGCGCGAGGTCAAGCCCTCGCTGGTAGTTAGAAATATCAATGCCGTTGAGTGCCATAGAAGCCCCCTCTGATGCAGTAGAAGTAATGAAAATCGACCTGCTCTAGCTCTTCGAGCGTGAAGGCGCGCGCGGAGTTCCCAGCGCTCGCCGGGTCGCGTATCCAATAGCCGTCATCGTCGGCGCGCCAGATCAGCACGACATGCCCGCCGTAGTCCCTATCGCCGAGCGTTCCGCTCATGCCAGCGAAGGCAAGCCACCCATCAGACACGTTCTGAAGGACGGGTGCGAGATCGTAAGAAATCGGCGTGCTCTCGATGCCGTATTCCGGGTAATGCTCGGCAATCCACGCGCAGAACTTGCCGGGGTCGTTAACTCCATCAGTAAGGCACGTGTCGCCAACGAACGATGCGAGCGTGAGCGGCGTAATGTCCTGAAGCGTCATGTATTTGACAGCCATAGCCGCGCATGCAAGGCCGCATCCGTGGTCGCCGATGGTGCCGCCCGCATAGGGTATGTAGTCCCATTGCGGGTCTGTCTGAAGCCATAGCGGCATGCTGTTACCCTCGGCAATCGGTCTATCGACAACGATTGCTAGGCGGTCTTCCTCAGCCGCCGCGTAGCCCTCTTCGCGTGCTTCAGCGAGCGCGCCCGCGTCGCTCTCGATATGGCCGACGATGAGCCAGCCGCAGAAGAGCATTGACGCGAGCGCGCCGGAAAGCACGAGGGCGACAGCCTTTAGCCTACTCATCGCGCTTCGGCTCGGTGTAGGTGAGCGCTTGCGCGGAATCGCCAACGCCCGCCGTGGTCGGGTCGGTCACGATGCCAAGAATCGCGAGCACGGCGAAAAGCGCGTTGATGATCGCGGCCAGCTGCTCGTTCAGAACGCCGAAATCCCACTGGTAGCCGAACGGCGCGGCGACCACCTGCCCGAGCAGCAGGACAGCGGGAATGAGGGTCAGCCAAAAAGTCTTGTTCTTGATTCGTGCGGTGAAGTTAATCATTTCAACTCTCCTTGTCGTTAGTCGGATGCGTGCGCATCCATAAGCTCTTTCCATAGGTGGGTGCCAACGCCGTTGCCGCCAAGTCTCGCGTACACCTCATGAACGCTGTTGGCTTGCTCTTTGATATCGAGCGGAACGGACTTGCCCGTCTGCACGTACTCCGCATGCAGCCTGAAAAGCTCTGACTTCATGAGGGCACGCATGCCCTGAAGCAGCAAATCGTGCTCAGCGTCGAACTTCGCATCGGCCTTGCGCTCTCGCTCCTTGTGCATCTTGACCGCAGCGCCGAGCGCGCCGACAACCGCTGTCATCACGACGGAGAACAGCGCTAGAAATACCTCCGATGCTTCCACGTCAGCCCTCCGTCACCTCTCGCCAAACGGTTTCGGTTCCGACAGCCCCAGGCTCCCAGACGTTGTTAGCAACGAGGGATTCCCAGACCTTGCCGTTGTGTTTCACGCGGGCACCGAGCGGGTAGGGATTCGTAGAATCGGGCTGCACCCATTCGGGCACTTCCTCTGTCGGCGTGTCGGGCGTGCCCGCTTCAAGCACCTTTGCCCAAAGGCTCGGCGCTGCCGTGGGCGACCAATCGGGCTGCGACGCGTGAGCCTGAAGGCACGTGTAAAGCACGCCCTCGAAGCGCACGCGCTCGCCCTCGGCGTAGGCGTGGCCGTTGCCGTCCCACTCCGCGAAAAGCGCGGGGCACTTCGCCGCAACGTCGCTAGAGAGCGACGGCGCTTGACCGTCGAAAATGGCGATGATCGCGCGAAGCTTGCCCTCTTCCTCTTCGGTGAATGCCATGTGTTCCCCTTTCTCTCGCAACAAAAAAGCCCCCGCGAATGCGAGGGCTTCGATACCTTGCTATGTCGGCTGCTCTCAGCCGAAAAGCTCCTTGTATAGCGCGTCCATGCGCTTTACCGTCTCGTGCGCGCAAAGGCGCTTCATGCTGCCGCGCCACGACTGGTAGGATTGGTTGACCTGCTCGACGGTCATAATCCCTTGGGCGACCAGCGCGGCTTGCTTCTTCAGCTTTCGCCGCTGCCGCGTCACGGAGGAACGGCACGGGCGAACGACAACCTTTCCGCCCTCGCCATATGAAAACCTCTTCTTCAGGAACACGAAGCCGCGCGTAAGCTTCACAACGCGCGTCTTCTTGCGGTTGATGATGATTCCCAGATCGTCGCAGAGCGCTTCGATGCGCGAAAGAGCGTCCCAAAGCGTCTGCTTTTCAAGCGCTATGCAATAGCTATCGTCCATGTATCGCCCGCTCGCCAAGATGCCCGGAAGGGACAGCATCAGATGGTCAACGGGCGACGGCAGGGCGACGGCTAGAATCTGGTTCGGCTCGCTGCCAAGACCCAAGCCGCGTGAGCCGTGAGCGTCTATCTGGTCGCTCATGACGCGCTTAACGCGCTCATCGTCAATGGCGCGGTCGATAAGGCGCTTGCAAGCGTCGTGGTCGATGTTTGCGAAGTAGTCCGCGAAATCGACCTGCAAGATGTAGCCTTCTGAGCCGTGTTTTCTGTGATGCTCGACAAGCTGGCGCTTCATGCGCCGAATCGCGTAGTCGGTGCCGCATCCCTTGACGTTCGCGGTGCATCCCTCGGTTAGGGTAGGCCAGATCGCGGGCGCGAGGGCGTGACGGCTCAAAGACTTCTGTATCACGCGCTCTGAGAAGTGGACAGAACAGATGTGACGAAGCTTGCCGCGCTCGAACAAGTCAAACTCAATGAAGCCGCGCCGGAAGTCAGCGCCCGTGAGAAGGTCGCGCCGCGCTCTCATGATGTTTGGGATGACGCGCGCCATGTAGCGCTGAACGCTCGATTTCCAGCGCACGCCAGCGGCAGCGCCGTTGGCGGCATCGTATAGGTTATCGAGATCGGCGACGGCTTCCAGCGTGCAGCCCTCGATGCGCTTAGCCCGGTTCTCCGCGCGCTTGGCATCGCGCCTTGCGCGCCGCGCAGCCCTGCGCTCTTCAGAGTTCATGAGGGCACCCCGCGCGGCTCGCAATCGGCATCCAGCAGCCGCTTGACGGTTGACCATGAAACGCGGTCGAACGCCGAGAACCGCGCCATGCAAGCAGCGAACGGCAACCGTCGCGGGGTGCATATTTACGGGCTTTCGCCCGATGGTCGCCCCTTCCTTCCTCAAATGCACGGCGCGCGGCGCTTCCGGCCGCACGGTCTGGCAATGCTTGGGAATCACGGCAGCGGGCGCACCCAGTCGTTCGTCGGAGCATTGTTGTTGGCATTGCCGTTGCTGTTGACATTGCACGCGCTAGACGAAGACCCGCCCATGACCGACCGCAGCCACCAATTGACGCGATGATTTCCAAGGGACAACGCGCGAACATTCTACCCCTTTCCAATGAGCTTCACGCCCGCGCGAGCGCCCTTTATGAGCTTTATATCGTTCTCTATGCTCTCTGAGATCTCTTCGAACTTAGCCACCTTGACGGGTAGCTTCATCGCCAGAAGGCATTGCAGGTCTTGGTAAAGCTGGTTTAGGTCTGCCAAGGCAAGCGTCATGTAATGCTTGCGTTCCTCGACGTTCCGCTGTGTGTTCGGGTAGAAGGCATCAGCCTTCACGAGGTTGAACACCACGCTTCGCGCCGTCTCCGCCATGGGGACGGCGAAGATGAAGCGATAGGATTTGGGCACCGCGCCCGAAGTGACAAGCCGCGTCACTTCGTTTCGAATCGAAACCGCAGTGTTGAAATACTCGAACGTGCTTAGGTTGCGGTTCCGCACATATACGCCGCTCAATTTGCAACATCCCCCCCTCCGTGATTTTCAAAAAAATACTTCGCCCGCGCTTCGCGCGGGGAAGTATAGGCGCATGCGCAAGGCATGCGCCAGACCTGTACCATGTACGGCTGATTTTATCAGCCTAGGAGGAAGCACGGCAGCGGGCGCACCAATTCGGTCGTCGGAGCAGTGCGGTTGGCAGTGCCGTTGCTGGTGACATTGCACGCGCTAGACGAAGACCCGCCCATGACCGACCGCAGCCACCAAGTGACGCGACCGCCCACGATGCGGCTTGCGGTGTCCGTGAAGATGGGGAACTGCGAATCGAAGCCGACAGAGTAGCCCTTGCTTCCCCAGACCGGGCACCCGTAAACCTCCATCTCTGAGGGCGACCAAATCTTGCCCAAGTCCGCCCAGCTCCAACCGCTCGCTTCGGTGAGCTTTCCCGAAGACGAATAGCGCTCTTCGAGAAGCACGCGCTGCGCGAGAATGGCGCTCTGAAGCGTGGACGGCAGCGCGGGCAAGAAATCGTTGATCTCCCAATCGTGGAGCTTCGAGCACAAGTATGGGTGCTTCTCTTCGGCGGTGCCGTTGTTGTCGTTCGTCTCGCGCCACTGAAGGTAGCTCGTGTTGGATGCCTTGTCGCCCTTCACGGTGACGGGCGCTTTCGGCACCATCACGATATGATGCCCCTTCGCGGTGTCGCCGCACTGGTAATACTGGTCGATAGCGCCGATGCGGTAGCGCACCGTCTGCGCGGGCACGTTAGCGCCCTCGGCAACGGGACAGTCGATGTAGTCGCCGATGCGCAGACCGGCGAAGTTGGCGTTTCGCGCGCGGTTTCGAAGCCACGTGTAAATATCGGTGCTTCCGATCTCGTTAGCGAAGACCGAAGCGAGCGAGCGCCCCGCGTAAGCGTTGATGTTGTGCTGGCGGTCGTATTCCTCGGCGGTCGTGACAGAATCGGCCTTGCTCTGCGCTGAAGTGTCCTTCAGGTTGTACGCTGTGCCATTGATAGAAAACTTCGACAAATCAGCCATTGATAGTCTCCCTTCTTAGTTGAGCGTCGCCGTCTCGCCGCTCACGGTGGCTTGCGCAACCGTGATCGTCTCGCCGGATAGGGCGCTTCGTCTGTTTGTGGGCATGTACGCCGTTTCTCCAAGGACTATGTAGCCGTCCTGAAGCTCGACAAGGGCTGTCGCAAGCGTCGCGTTCTCGTCGCGCAGCTCTTGCACCTCGTCATCTGACGGCGGTTCGATAGCCGCGATGGAGTTTGCGATGTTAAGCGCGTTCTGCGCTGCGGCGGTGGCATCCTCTGCCGCGCCGTTTGCAGTCGCCGCAGCGGCGTTCGCGCTCGCGGCAGCGGTGTTAGCCGCACTCGCGGCGGCGTTGGCGCTTGCGGTCGCCTTGTCGGCGTTCTGCTTAGCCGTGTTGGCGGCAGATGCGGCGGTGTTCGCAGCCGTGGTCGCAGCGTCGGCGTTCTGCTTAGCCGTGTTGGCGGCAGATGCGGCGGTGTTGGCGGCATCAGCCGCGTTGTTCGCGTTCGTAGCCGCGCTGTTCGCGGTGCTAGCCGCCGTGTTGGCCTTGCCAGCGGCGCTGCTCGCCGCGCTCGCCGCGCTGTTTGCGTTCTTTACCGCCGTCTCTCCACGGTCGATGAGGTCTTGAACGGCATCGTCCCAGTTCTGCGCGGGCTGCTGCCCGTCAAGAGCGCTGCGCAGGATTTCTATTGCGAAGCGCTCAGTCGAATAGGTCTTGCCGCTCTTCGTGATAGTGAAATAGGCTTCGTCGGTGTAGCCGGACACGCTGCAAAGCTTCGATTCGTCAACCGTGATCGTGGCGGCGTTTCCGCTCACCGAGCATTGGCCGCGATAGTAGTTGCGTTTGTTAGGAAGCAGCACGACAAGCCATGCCGTAGCGCCGGACAGCGAGAACTCAGCGCCGTTGTCATAGATAAGCGCCTTGATGGTGGTTCCGCCATCGTCGCCCTGACCAACCTTGATGCAAGTTCCCGAGCCCTCCTTCGAGATATCGAGTTCAAGCGTCCGTGTGTTGCTCATCACTCGCCGCCTTCCTCGCCGGTTCCGTAAGCGAGCGCGCGGAGGGCTTCGAGCGCGTCGGCGAAGCTCATAGCAGATCGCGCCTTGCTAGACACGGGCTGCACGTCCGCGCTCGCGGCGACGGCTGGCACGCTCGCGGCCAGAGCGTCGAACACATCGACAACCGCCTTCATGCGGTCATCGACGTACAAGGGCTGAACGAGCGTGAAGGGCTGATCGTCGTTGATTGGCTCCTTCACGTCTTCCGGCTGCACGACGGTTCGGTTTCCGTCTTCGTCAACTGCAATGAAAATCATTCCGTTGTTCGCAGCTCGGTTGATAAGCTCTTCGTCGTATTCGGTCACCATCGCTTCGCAGTTGCCTATCGGGTCGTGCAGCATGTGATAAAGGGTCTTGCTCATCGTTCCTCCTAGTCGAAGTTGCATACCGTGCAGAAGCCGTCTACAAAGTCGATGCTTCGCGTTGCGTTCCACCATGTAATCGTGCCGTCGCCGTCATCCTGAATCTTGCTGATGTAGTGCAGCGTGCAATCTTTCGTGATTGCATGCGTTGTCGTGGTGCTCTCGCTGCTAGATGCAGCGGCGGAAATAAGCGGCGTGGTGATTCGAATATGCTGGTTTCCCGTCAACTGAAGGCCGGTTGTTAGCTTGCCGGTGCTCACGTTTCGCATATGTGCCGAAAAGTCAATGCACCCAATCTGTGTGCCGTCCTCATGGCCTGTAATCTCACCACTTGCGAGACGTATAAGGTTGGAAGCCGAGCCGCATTCGAACGTACCGCTAGCGTCGATGTTGTTTGCCGTCATGTAGTTTGTCGTGAGCGAACCGGTATTGAGGTTCCACGTGCTGCGACCGTATCTGTCGCTGATGATGCCCGTTTCAATGTAGGTGGCATTGATATAGACTTTGCCCCCGCTGAGATAGATTCCCTGTGTCTGACCGTTGTTGGTCAGCTTGTTGAATATGTCGCGTTGCGTCTGAGCATCAACGGCTGAGCTTGCCGCATCGTCGGCGATTTCCTGAACGGTCTTGCCGCCAACCTCGGCGCTTGCGGAAAGCGAGAACTCGCCGCTGGTCAAGTCCCAGAAGTTGTTTCCCTTCTCGTCGGTCAGAAGACCGGCGCGCACGCGCTCGGCTCTCATGGTACCCGTGTTGATCGCGTCGGCGCTCACCATAGAGCCGGTCAGGAAGGTTCGCCAGTCCCATTGACCGTCAGAGGTGAGGTTCGCGGCAAGTCGCATGCCCATACCGTTAATGTTGACAGCCCACATGCCCGAAGTCGCTTTGACCGGCAAGCCCGTTTCAGCGTCGATGGGTACGTTGCTCCACATCGTGCCAAGCTCGAATGTCTCGACCTTGTAGGTTCCAACAGCGTTGAACTGAGCGTTTAGCGCGGCCTGAAGCTGCTGAAGCCACGAAACCGACGTGCCCGCCGCAGCGTCATAGATTGCGTTCTGTTGGCTGTTGCTCTTTAACGCGTTGCTCACGCTCTGCCACATGTCGGCCATGTTGTCAGTAAGGGTGCCGAACGTCACGGTCGCGTCGCCGGTGAGCAAGTCTCGCTCAATCTGAGACACGCGGCCATGAAGTCGCACACCCTCGGAAGAAAAGCCCTTGTCGATGATCGCTACGTCATCGCCAACGCCCACGCCCTCCCACGAGCGCCCGAACGCGTATAGGTCGATAACCGAAGCGGTGTAGGTTACTTTCGGCTCCTTCACCTTCTCTAGGTAGTCTTGCGTTTCCTGCAAGAGCTGCGCCGCATCTTCGCACTGATCGTTGACGTATGACGCGACGGCGGGAAGAATGCCGCCCTCGCCGTCAGGGTGCCCCCAAACGGTAGTAGCTTCGGCATCCTCCACGTAGTCTTTGCCGCCGTTTATGTCGCCGAATGTGAGACGGCGACCGTAGCCGCCGCCCTCAGTCTCAACGCCCTTGCCGTATCCGTAGACGCGAGTTTTCGGGTTGTCGCTCGCAACGGAGCGCTTGACGGAAACGAGGTCTTTAGTCCACGTGAACCGCTTAGCGCTGTTCTGGTTGCCGCGCTTCGCGCGCACGCCAACGCGGCGGCTAACGATTCCCGCGCCGTCGTGGACGATGAGCGTTTCAAGCTCGCCGCCCCACGTCTCGATGATACCGGCCAGCCCCTCGCGCACGCTCTCATGGTAGAAGGTGCGCGAAGCGGTGCCGCCCTGATCGCACGTGCCAACCTCCCAGCGCGTGTCTGCGAGAATGGACGCGAGGGCTACCGACACGCTGCCAGAAGGCCGCTTATCGTCCAGCCAGTCATCCCACGTCTCGTTAACGGAGTTGATGCAGACTGCTTGCGTCTCTGGCGCGCCGTCATCGTCGTGTACGCGGTCGATAGTGTCAACGATGTGTTCGTGGCACACGCCCTGAAGGTCAATCCAAACTATGCGGTCGCCCTTCACGAGGTCTTCGGCGCACGTGATGCCCAGCTCGTCGGTTCCGTCCAGCGCGTCGGTGTGCGTTGCGGCGCTCACCGTGAGCCGCCCCAGATTGTCGCCCCAACGGCTGAAACGGGTGAAGCCTATGCGTCTAATTAAAGCCATCGTTCCACCCACTCTAGTACCGCCGTGCCGCTGGTGATGTTCAGGTGGCACCGCCCGTTGATTTCGAAGTAATCCGAATCAATCGTTACCGGCGCGGTCTGGTTGTTAACCGTCGCGTGCTCGGTCGCCATGTCAAGCCTGATGGTGCTTGAAGACGTGAGCGCGGTGTTGATAGCCACGAACTCGCCGGTATCGACGTTCGTAATCCGCCACGCGCTGCCAGCGGAGGGCTTCGCCGTGACCTTCAGGTAAGCGGGGCGGTTGCCGCCAGCGTTTACGTAGACGTTGCCCGCCGAAACCTCCATGCGGCGCTTCTGCCCGTAATAGTCGGGGTCGCCGACATGGAAAGTCACGGTGGTTGTCGGGCAATCGTCCGTGATCTCGTCTAGGTCGGTGCTGCCGCTCACGATTGCGAGCAGGTAGCGCGTCGGGTCATCGGGAAGGTAGAGCGGCGCGGGTTCTTCAGTCCAGAGAGCCGCCGCGAGCTTGTGCCGCATCTCCGCGACCTCGCGGCGGTCTTCAGTCCTAAGCCAAATCTCAACGGGGAGGTCGTAGCCGCCACGGTAGGCGCTCTTGAAAACCTCGCCGTGCCGCCCCGGCACGCTCTCGAACGTCGCGTTGACGGTCGCCATGATGGGGCGGCGCACCTTGCAGTAAACCAGCTTCGATAGGTCGGTGCCGTTGAAGATGATTCGGTCGTGCTGGTTCCTAGTCCGTCTAAGTTGCAACTGGCACCCCCCTTTGCTTCAGCTTGCTTGCGATGCCAGCGCCGATCTGCTGGCCTGTCTCGTATGCGTCCACTCCGTCAGCGACCGTGGCGTAAACCGTCACGGCGACGTTAACGGGCTGGCTCGGCGCGTCGGCGAACCGCGAGAAGGCGCGGTTTACCGATGTTTCGATGAAGCCTTGCAACTGCTTCTCAGGCGCGATGAACTCGCCGCCAGCTTCGCCAACGCCGACGATTGAAGGCTCATCGAAGTAGCCGCCGCGCGCGTACCAACTGATGCTCACGCTCGGTAGCGAAATCGGGCCAAACTCGTTCCAGCTGACGTTGAAGTGCGGAAGCTTTGGCTTCGGAATGCTTATCTTGATTCCGCCGAAGGCGTTCATGATCTTCTGCGGAATGCTCGAAATCGCGTTCCATGCGCTTTCGATAGGGTTCTCTATGAAGCCCCGAATGCTGTTGAACACGCCCTGCACCTTCGAGCCAAGGCCGGGGAATCCCAGCTTGTCGCCGATGCGGTCGGCGATGCTAACCGCCGTGCTCTCGGCAGCGTCAAGCTTCGAGCCGATGTTGTCTTTAATCGCGTTGAAGGCGTTTGCCGCTTGGCTCTTCGCAGTCTCCCAGTCGCCGTTCATTGCGGCTTGCAGAGCGCCAGCCGCTGAGCTGCCAACGGTCTTCGCGGTGTTCATGTCGTTCTGCACCGTGGAAGCGATTTGCCCAAAGGCCGAATCGGTGTTGCCGGTTAGGTTGTTCCACCAGTTAGACACGGTATCGACCGCGCCTTGTGCGAGGTTCCCGACGTTGGTTTTAAGATCATTCCAAGCGTTCGAAGCGCCGGTTTTGATGTTCTCCCAAGTGTCGGAAGCGCCTTGCTTCAACTGCTCCCACTTCTCGCCAACGCCGGTGCAGAAATCCGAAACGCCGGTGCTGACCTGCTCCCAGATTCCGCCCCAGAACTCAGGCACGCCAGCGAAGAAATCCTGCACGGCTTGCCACTTCTCCGAAATCCAGCCGGTGAAGTCAGACCACATCTGCTTACCGGCCTCGGTCTGCGTGAAGAACCACGTAAGGCCAGCGACGGCGGCGGACACGGCGGCAACGCCAAGGCCGATAGGATGCGCGGCGATAAGCCCGGTAAATCCCGTCCAGCCGCTAGAGAGCGTGCCGGTGAGCATGCTTCCAAGACCGCCCGCCTTGGTGACGATGTTAGAGAAGCCGGTTCCGATCTTGCTTAGAAAGCCCGTATCGCCCATGAGCTTCTTAGCGCCGCCCCAAAGCTCGCCAGCGGTCTTGAAGGCGCTTCCCACGCCCTCTGCGGCCTCCATCGTCTTACCAATGGCGGTTGTCACGCCGCCGAAGGCGACGGCTCCTAGAGCGAGGTTGTTAACAAGCGTCTGCTGCTCTGGCGACAGGTTCTTGTACCAGCCCGTGACGGCTTCGAGCGCGGGCGCGAGCGTGTTAAGAAGGCTCGTGCCGATCTCGGTAACGGCGGTCTTGACGGGCAAGGCCGCTTCGCCGAGTTCCTGCATGCTCTGGTTCATCTCGTTCTGCGCGTCGCGCGAAGCGAGAAGGTCTTTGTTCGTCTCTTGGTACTGCCGCCCCGCGTCCGCGTAAAGCCCGGTAAGCGTCTCGGTGATGAGCTGCGAACGCTCCTGCTCGCTGCCGCACGCCGCGAGCGCGGCGTTGAACGCGTCTTCCTTCGTCTGGCCTTCTGCGACCGCCTGATTGAAGGCAGCCTGCGCCGAAGAGTGCCCGGAAAGCGCGGCGCTCCATTGCTCGGCGGATGCCGTAGACCAGTTGAGCGCGTCGGCAAGACCGCCCGTGACCGTGCCGGTGTGCGCCGTCTCCTGCGCGGCTTCCGCGAGGTTTTCAAGTGGCAGAGCGTCGCCGAACGTGGCGTAAGCGCCAGCCGCAATATTCGTCCACTGCTGCAATTCCTGCTCGTTGGTGGTCAGGCGCGCGAGGTTCTGCGAAGCCTCGGTTGCCGTGTCGCTCTGCCCAAGGATGCGGTAGAACATGGCGTAGGTTGACGAAGCCTGCTCGGCTGTTCCGCCAGCGCTCACCCACGCGGTTTCGAGCTGGCCGCTCTGCTGTATGGCTTCCTCTTGGCTCGCCGCAAGCCCGGTCAGCGCCGTTGCCGCGCCGACAACCCCGCCGGATATGGCGGTGCCCGCGCTCGAAACCTTGGAACCGGCGCTAGATATGCTGTCGGCGTTGTCCTCGATAGCCTGACCGAGCTTGCCAATGGCCGTCTTTGAGCCTTCGGCCTGACGCGCGGTGTCCGCAAGCTCGGTGCCGTAGCTGTCAAGCTGGCGCTCGCACCTCACTATCGCGAGCTTAAGGCTGTCGTACTGCGCTTCTTCCTGAGCCGTGAGCTTAGCGCCGCTCTGCTTCTTGCTTTCAAGTTGCTGAAGAGCCTGCTTATACATGTCAAGCTGCTTCTTTGTTTCCTCAACAGACTTGTTGAGGGCATTCATCTTAAGCTCAAGAAGATCGGCGTTGCTTGGGTCGAATTTCAGCTCTCTGTTCACGTCCCGAAGGTTGCTTTGGGCGTTGCGCGCTTGCTTCTGAACGGATTTCAGCGCATCTTGAAGACCCGTCGTGTCGCCGCCGAACTTGATAACAAGACCCTTGTAGGAAACAGCCACGTAATCACCCCTCTTCGGTTGTCAAAGTACCATGAGTGCTTGAAGCAACGCGCCCTCGCGGGTGCGCTGCCGTCAAGAACTCACTTCACGTCATGACCAGAACGCGGCTTCGGCCTTGCGCGCCTTCTCGTCCTCGTCGTAGTGCGCCGCAGCGTCGGCGTAGAACGCGTTGATCTCCAGCAGGTCTTGAACCTGCCGGTAGCTCATCATCTGAAGGTCTGAAAGCGTCAGCCCGCATTGCTGGCAGTTGTAGATGTAGCGCGCGTCGCACGCGTCTTTCAGGTTACTTGGAAGCGGCGGCGCCGGTCTTTTCGGCTTCCTCGGCTTCCACTGCATCTTGCTTCGAGCTTGGAAAAAAGTTGTCCCTCACGATCTGCATCACGTCGTGTGCCCAACCGTCCGCGCGCTCCAAGTCGAAAGCTTCTGCCGGGAACGCGGAAACCCAGTCATCGAACTTCTCATCGAACTTCGGGTTCGCGGTCTTGATGCACGCGTAGAAGATTTCGAGAAGCGGGACGATGGGCGGGAAACCGAACTTGTCCAGATTCTCCAAGATCGCGCCGGTGTCCTCGTTAATGTCCTTCGGGCGCATGGTGCCGTTGGGCTTCACGACGTTGAAGCATCGAGAGAACGCAATCGGCGTGAACGCGTTGAAGGTCGCTTCGAACTCATTTTCGCCAACCTTGATAACCATTCGCAACCTCCTACTCGGACGGGGTCTTGTGCGCAAGCTCGATATCGACCGCATCAAAGAAGGTGTCGTAATCGGCAAGGCCGGTGAAGCTGTCATAGCCGCTCGTGCGAATGTCGGTGCTCGGGATGGTGACGGGTCGCCACGTGAACGGGTAATCGAGCTGCGTAATCTCCGGCGTATCCTGAATGGTGTTAAGCTCCTGCGTCGGCTTCGAGAGCTGGCACATGAGAAGGCAGCGGCGGCGACCGAGCACGTGCCCCGGCTGCTCGCACATGAAGGCGAACTTTTTAGGCGTTCGGTCTGCGCTCAGGATGGTTCGCCCGTCCTGCGCGATCTCGTAGCCCACGAGGTCTGCGATGAGCTGGCGAAGATCAGCCGTCCCCTCGGTGTCGTAGAAGCTCATGGTGCCGCTTCCGCCGTTGTCCTGCTGCTTGTCAAGCCAAACCTCGTTGTCGGCGTAGCTAGAAGCCGTCTCAACGGTCGGCTCCATGCTGATAGCGACGGTGCCCGCGACGTGCACGGGGTCTTCGTAGGTAAGCGCGTCTTCGTCGGTGCAGATCGCGAAATGCGAGTTCTTCACGCCGAAGAATCCGTTTCGTGCCATTTGGTCTCTCCTAACTCTCGGCGACGTTCACGGTGAACGCCGCTTCGGTAAGCTCTTCTGAATCAATGTTCGTGATGCTCAGCATGAACGGGCACTCTGCGGCTTCGAGCGCATCGCGTATGCGTTTCTCGGTCGCGTAGTCGCGGTGCCGCGTGTAGAGCGCGATATCGTAGGGCATCCACGAAAGGTAGGTGCCGTTGTCCGCGTAGGCCGCTTCGTTGTAGCCCGCGACAAGGCAGATGAAGGGCGGTGCCGGTTCCTCACCGTCAGCGAAGCGCTGGTTAGCCCACGGGATGCCGAGCGAATCGAGAACGCCGCAGAGCGCCTTTAGCTCAATCATCGTCCGTCGCCCCCCATCTCCGCGAACTCTCGCGCCACTTGGTCTGCAACCTTCCTGATAACGCCGTCGCCGGGAACGGTGCCGTAATCCTCGCCAGTCTGGTTCGTGATCTGGTGGCCGTTCTCCAACAGGTGCGTTAGCTGGTATCGCCGGTTGTGCACGGTGCATTCGGTGCCCGTCTCATCGGTCTTAACGTCGGCCTTCCAGCCCTTCTTGTAAGCACCGGTGCGCACCTTGCTTTCTTGCTTCAACAGCTTTACGGCGCGCCTTCCTGCTTCGCCCGCGTTCTCAGCGAGCGCGGAAACGTTGTCTTCCACGCACTCTTTCATGCAGCTGCTTATGAACCGCTCGATGCTCTGCTCAGCCACGGTCGCCCACCACCTCAGCGAGCGTCAGGCGCACGAAGTCGGGGCTTGACCTGTCAACGCGCGCGACCGTGAGCCGCGCGCCGTCGAACTCGACTAGCCGCTCACCTTCGTATGCGCTCTTGCGAATCTGCAATACGGCTTCGGGGTGTACGCCAGCGGCAGCGGCGGCGTAATAGGCCGCGTCGCCCATAGAGAAGACGTTGCAGAACACCTTGCGCTTTGTTTCCTCCGTCTGCTGCACGCCGTATTCGTCCTTCTTGACGGTCTTAGCGATGAGCTGGCACGTGCCAGCCCACATGCTCATTTCACGCCCCCGAACTCCGAGCTGCCGCGCATCATGGTTAGCAAATCGTCGAAGCTCTGAGTAAGGCGGTCGGCATCGGGGTTGTCCATGCCGAAGGTCGCCTTGCAGTAGACCTTCACCGCGAGCCGAACCGTGCTGTTCGAATCGTCGGCGGCTACGGTATCGGCAACGCCGCCCGCGCGCATCGCGGCGCGGGCGGCTTCGATGAGGTCTTCGATCTCAGCGTCAAAGTCGGTGCAGTCGGCGGGAATCCTCAGCGCTTCGCGGCACGCGTCAAGCAGCTTCGGCTTCTCTGCCATCTGTCACCACCTCGTTACTTTGCGGCGGTGCCGATGGTGAGCTGGCCGAAAGACTTAGGCACGACAAGCCCGCCGTCGAAGAGCAGGTATCCGTCAAAGCAGCGCTTCTGCGTACCCGGCTCGACGTAGGGCGTAATGTCCACTCCGTCGAAGATGTTTCCACGGAACAGGTCGGGATAGCCCGCCTTGATGATACCGTCCGCCATCGAATCGTCGCGCTTAACGAGCTTGCCGAAGATATGACCCTCAACGGCGGGGTCTTCGGTCTTCTCGTCCACGAAGTAAGAGCGCCCGTTGGCATCCTCGACCATAGCAATGTGGTTCCAAATAGTGTTGCCGTTGGCGTAGATAATGCAGCCCTTCGGCGCGGGGTTGCCGTAGGTGTAGAGCAGGCCAAGAAGCTTGGTGATATCCGCCTTGGCAAGCGTGCCAGCGGTGGCGCAGTTAATCTTGTTGCCGGAATCCATGCCGAGCGTGCCGTCAACAGTCTTGGCGTGGACACGCGCGTTGGCGGCGACGGCAAGGCGCGCGCCAGTCTCGTTGACGATGTACTGCTCAAAGCCGTTGATAGACTGAACCGCCATCTTGCGGCTCATCTTGACGGTCTTCTTGATCTCCTCGCCCGTAAGGGTGATGGTGTCGAACTCGTTCTGCTCCTCATCGGTGGGCGCTGCGCCCTCATCGGTCTTCGCCGCGTCGCCAGCCTTGATGCTCTTATGGCGGATAAGCTCGAACTGATGCGGGAAGTTGTCCTTGTGGATGTCGCCGTAGAGAACAGCCGTGTTGTCAATCAGCGTGAAAATCTGCGTCTGAAGCTCGACGGGGATAACCGCATCGGTGTTGCTGGTCAGATGCGTAAACGCCGTGCGCTGCTCGATAAGGTGGTTGTACGCGTCGCGCTCAACCTGCGTAAGCTCGGTGCCACCGATGAGCTGCACGCCGGAACGGCTGGCAATGTCCTTCACCCACGCGCGGCGGGCGGCGGCGTTGTAGTCGGTGGTGTCGCGCACCTGCGGAAGGGCACCGCGAGCGCTCGCGGAAGTCCCCAGCGGCACGGAATCGACACGGCGGGCGGTGCCGTTCTCGATAGCGGCGCGCGCAGCTGCAACGGTCGCGGTGTGGCTGTCGCGGCGCTGAGCGGCGGCGGCGTTGCGCTTCTCGATCTCGGCGGTAAGCGCGCTCATGCGCTCTGCGTCCTGCTCGGTCGGCTCGGTGTCGGTGCCGTCATCGGCCTTGTACTTATCGACAAGACCCTGAAGCTCGTTAAGCAGGTCATCCATAGTCATCTCGTCCATCGTTCTAAACCTTTCTGCTCTTGGCGATTGCCAGTGTCGCCCTCGCAACGGCAAGGGCACTCTTACGGCGCGCAAGCTCCTTGCGCGACTGCTCAATCGCTCCGTTGAGCAGGTTTCTTGCTGATATCTCGGTGTTCGGGTCAGCCGGAAGGCTGACGGCGGACACGTCGAAAACCTTTTTGACGCGCGTAATGGTCGTGGTGTGCGTCTCGCGGTCGTATTCGTCTGCCGCGACCGTGAACGCCCACGACATGCGCGTGATAAGACCGGCCTTTATCTCTTCGAAGAGATCGCGCGCGCCCTGAGAGCGCGACAGGTCGGCGGCAATGAAAAGCCCGTGCTCGTCCGGCTCCACAACGAGCGTCCCGTTGCTCATGCGGGCGTACACCCTGCCCGCATGGTCGAACTGAAGGATAACGTCGCTCATGTCCGCTTCGCGGAAGGCATCGGGGCTGATAACCTCGATGTACTTTGTTCCGTCGAAATCCTCGAACAGAACGTATGGGTCGTTGAAAGTAGAAGCGTATCCCTCAACGTAGTATTCCGTGTCGAAACGCTTCTTTATTGCGCCGTCAGCCGCCCTCACGTTGAGCGGCACGGCAAGGGAACGGTATTGCCGCTCACTCGGTTTCGCTGGCATCGTCTACCTCCTTCTTGTCGCCGTAGCCGCTGCTCGCGTCGATTGCGGCTATGTTCGCGTTCGTCTCTGCGGCTTGCGCCGCCTGTTCCACCGTATGCTCGCTGATAAGTTCTAGGTCGATGTACTCGCCGCGTATCACGTGGCGCTCTCCGCCCTCGTAGTGCGGGGATTGGAAAACATCGGCTACCTGATTGCCGTTCCAGATGCCACGGTCGAAAAGCGCGACGGAAACGTTAAGCTTCGTCGTGTTGCTGGCGAACTCTAGGCGGTTCGCGCTGAACATGATTGAGTTTCCGTGCGCGATCTCGTTTGCCGTGTACGTCATGGACGTGATAACGAAGCCGAGCTGAACAGCGAACGGCTCGATGCGGCCTTCGTAGTAGCTGTTGAAGGTGTCTTCGTCCGCGCAGTTCGTGACGATATCCTCATTGGAGCCAAAGAAGCGATAAGCGCTCTTCTCGATTCGCTCCATCTGCGCCGCATCGACCGTGTAGCTTGTCGGCGTGATCTGCTCAACATCCGAAAACAGCTTGTCATAGACCGCGATTCCTCCCGCGTTGTCGGCGGAAAGCTGAGCGTTGAACGCCTTTCGCGCCCGCTCTTGGTCGCCTTCGTTGCGGTTCTGACTGAGCTTGCCGATGAAGCGGATTGCCGCGCCCTGATTGATAGCCGATTGCTCGGCTTCGTTCTGAGCGTGCATAAGCTCTAGCGTCGGCTGAAGAACGTTCGTGCCGTCGCCGAACAAATCGCTTTGGTACTGGTGGCGCGTCATCACGCCAACGCGCGACCACTCGACAAGCACGCTGTCGCCTGTCGGAAACGTGAGCTTTAGCCAAAGCTCACCGTCAACGTCGTATGCTTCGCACTGGCTCGGAAGCACGGGATAGTACCCGGTGATCGTAATACCGTCGCCAGCGTCGATAGGCACGATAAGCGCCGTGTCGTTGACCTGAAGAATCGTCCAAATGCGCTTGATGAACTGCGGCGTGGTCATCCACGGGTTAGGCTGCTGCCTGAGAGCACGCGCGGCGACAGGCTGAGCAGAGCCGGAAACCTCCGGTTTCAGCTTACTTGCGTGGTCTGCGCCGCTCTCGATGATGCTGCGCGTAAGCTCGGCTTCGTAAAGACCGCCCTGCCATGTCGTGAACGACGGCGCATAGGCCGTGAACGTGGAGAAATAGCCGTTGACAGCCTGCATCTGCGGACGGTGGAACACCGCATCGAAGAGCGAGCGCACGAACGGTTGTGATCTGCTCAACTCTAACCTCCTATCATCGCGCGGTAATCGTCCGCAATGTTCTTCATCGCAATGAACGCGTCGCACTCAGCCGCCCACGCGTCTATGCGGTTGCGCGGGTCTTGGTTCTTCTTGTCGGGCTGAATGTTTCCGTTCACGTCGGTTCGAATGGCGACGTTCGAACGGCACCATTCGGCAATCGGGTTGGCGTTGTCAACGATGCGCCCTTCCTTGTAGAGCGCTCGAAGCTCCTTCATCGGCATTGACAGCGTTTGTGCGCCCTGAATGACCTTTTGCAGGTTGTCAGCGCCGAAATAGTCTTCGTATGCTTCCACGGTCGGCACGTCTCGCATGTGCCACGGGTCGTAGCCGCAAGAAACGGCATAGATGCCGTACTTGTCCTGAACCTCAGCCACCCAATCCAGAACGTCGCGCTTGTCCATGATGGGCGTTTCACATGTGCGCATAAGACCGCGAGCAATCCACGCGTCGTAGGGCACGCCGTCGCGCCCTCCGCGCCGCCCCTCCTTCTCCGCCTGCTCCAACGCTCGAAGCGGAATCCAAGCCATGTGCAGCGCGTAGAAGTTCGGATCGTTAGGCCGCTGCATGAGAAGGCAAGCGGCGGTAAGGTCGGTCGTGTCCGCAGCGTCAACGCCGAGCACGGCATACGTAAACGTTCCGTCGCCGGGGTCGAAAGTGGCTTCGTTGTGAATCTCAGACCACGTAAGCCAAGCCTGAGACTGGTTTTCAATGAGGTTGAAGTCCTTAACTAGCAGGGTGGGAAGGTATGTCGCATCGTCCTTCGCCTTAGAAACGTTCTGGCGAAGCGCCGAAAGCGATTTGATGGTGCCAAGGCCGGGGTTAGCCTTGACCCAAGCGCCTTCGTCCTGCCATTCCTCGCGCTCGTCAAGCTCGAAGATGAACGCTATGAAGCGCTCTGCCTTCTCGCCGGTCGCCTTGCCGTCAAGCCATTTGGTCGCGTACTCGTATTGCGCATCGAAGATGCCGTTTCGCACGAAACCGTTAGTCGTGATCTCCAACACGAGCGGCTGGCGGCGCGCGGACGTTCCCTGCATCGTAAGGTCGTAAAGGTCGCGGTTCTTCATCGCGGCCAGCTCGTCAACGATAGCGCCGGAAATGTCCAGACCGTCTAGGTGGTTCGTGTTGGCGCTCAGCGCCTTGATGGTGCCCATGTTCAGATCGCAGTAAAGGTCTGACACGCGCTTTCTTATGTGCTTCGCCAGCGCGGGGCTTGTGAGCACCATGCGCCACGCGTTGTTGAATCCCTTTGCCGCCTGATCGTGGGCGGTGGCGACGTTGTATACCTCCGGCGCGCCCTCATCGTCGTTCACGAGCAAGTCAAGCTCTATCGCAGACGCAAGCGCGGTCTTTCCGTTCTTGCGCCCCATAATCCAGAGCACTTCGCGGTATTGCCGCACGCCCTCGGCATCAACGAAGCCGAAGACAACCGACAGAATGGCGCGTTGGAAAAGCTCTAGCTTGAAATCGTGCCCTAAGCGCCCGGACGGTAGGCGGCAAAAGCTTTCGATGAAACGAACGTGCTTCTGCGCGAACTCTTCGCGGTAGTGGTACGGATAGAGCGGGTCGGTGTTGTCCATGTCGCGCAGGACATGAGCGGCAACCTGCTTCATCTTCTCGCACGCTATAATCTCGCCGCTCAGTATGCCGCCGAAGTATTCGCGTATCGCGCGCTCGCACGAGCCGCCCTTAGACTTCGCCCTAGCCGTACCGCGTTTCATTGATGAAGTCAATGAGCGCGTCGGCAGCGGCGGTGCCGTTCGGCATCATGTCGGTAAGCTGCTTCACGCCGCGCGAAAACGTAGTGAACAGCTTGTTGTATGCACTGAATCCGGGGTGCTCGCGCAGCCCGGTTTGCCCACCGCCGTTGTCATACTCGGTGAAGATATCTTCGTAGAGCAGATCGGCGCGGGCATCGTCAAGCTTGACCTTCAGAAAAGCGAGGTTCGCAAGCAGCGGCATGACGGTTTTTCGCTTCTCGTCGGGGATAGCGCCCTTGGTGATCTCGCGCAGCTTTCGAATCTCGCTCTCTACGCGCTTCTCCTTGGCAACTCGCCGCTTCGGCGGGCTATTCCCCGCTACTGCGGGCGAAACTTTCGAAGTATTGCCTACTTTTGCCGTCAT